ACTGGTTTATCGCAGTATTGTTTAATTTTTTCTCCCCAATTACTTTGGTCTTCATTAGTAACGATAATTTTAGTAATTGCTGTTGCTACGGCTAATTGTTCTTCATTAAGTTTCTTTTTCTTAAATTTAAGTTTAAGTAAATCTTGAACTCTTGTTTCTAGTTCTCTAGTAGCTTTCATTACGGTCATTAAACTAGTCACACTAAACTTTTCTGAAGCTCCAATAGGACTCATTTTCTTAGTCATTTGAGGAACTCCATCGGCACCGGGACGACCTGCACCGCTATTACTTCCTCCAGAACCTCCTCCCATTCCTTCTCCATCTCCTTTGCCGCCGCCTATAAGAGGTTCGTAATAACCTTTGTCTCTAGCTTGTTTGTATGATTTTTGATTCTCCATTGAAGTATCTTGGTCAGGCAATCTCCCTGATTCAAGAGCAGTAACTATTTCATTAGGAGCAAGTAAACCTAATTCGGCTAATCTAACGAATAACCTTTCTTTAAGATTATCATTTTTAAGAACAATCTCATCAAAATAAGGAATAGGATAACTTTTAAATCCTACAGATTTGGCTATACGTCTTATTTCGGGAATCAAAAAGTCATTTAAGAAAAGGTCTCTACCGTGACGCAAACGAGCCAAAAATACATCTACTTTTGTGCTTTGATTTGCAAATTTTTCTCCACCAACTAAAATATTATTTAATCCAATATTAATATCTTTATCTAATTGTTCATATTTAGCTGGCGTTAAAATACTTCCAATGTTAGGAACAACGAATTCAGCTTTGGTTGTATAATCAGCAACTAATACTCGGCCTACTGATTCATTTTGGAATAGTTTCTGTAAGGCAAGAATATTATTTTGATTAATGCCTCCTTTTTCTGGTTCGGTACCTGTAGTTACTAAAAGAATTACTTGCTGTTGAGTACGAGCAATAGCCATATCAAGACGTTTCATTTCTATCTTGAAATTAATATCTTCGAGCACAGGCCAAATCATAGGAGCAGAAAAAGGCTCATAATCCTGCTTTTTATAGAAAACAGCAGTAACATGCAAAGGATTTAATGGTAAATTAACAACGCCAATGTTTCTTTTATAAATTTGCTGTTTAATATCAGGAGGCAAAGAGTTTAAAACTTCTTTATCTTCATCTGTTTTAGGAGCCCGAAGACGCATAAGTTCATAATCAGACAGTCTTTTAAAATAAATTCCTGTATAGAAAGAAATATTGCCCGCAAATAAGATATCGGCTGGATTTAAAATAACATACCTAGCGGGAACCTGCATTTTGTCTACTTCAATTTCTGTAAAAGCTTTTGCCGCAGGCAATCCATAAATTTGAACAATTTTCCTAACATCTCCCGGTTTTAGTTTACCATCAAATCTAAAAGTAAATACGTTACCAGAACGATAGTACTCTCTAAACCATCTATCCATAAAACTTCTTAGACCTATCTTAGTAAATAAAGCCGCAAAGAAGTCGCGAGAAGCCTTATTACCCTCTCTAAAATAAATCTCTCCTACAGAGAACTCCGTCATTAAGTCAATAATGTTTCTAACTATACCAACATTAAAATAAGCCTTTTGACAAAGAATAATAGTATCACGAGCATCCATTTCAGCGCCCGAATAACCAATAGAATATTTAAAAGGTAATGGACCAGCATCTATATTAGCATATTTATCTGTCCGTTCTATAGTGGCCGCTCTGTCACGCCTAGTAAGGCTAGTAGTATCTGAAGCTTCAGCTATTTCAATTGTAGCTGGCAAATCATTACGAATAACAACCGCTGTAATTTGTTTAACTTTGTTCGTTGGCATAAATTTATGAGCCTACACTAAGGCATAATTGTATTATAACTGTTTTATTTCCTGTTGATGGCATATAGTCGCCACTGGTATTTACGTCAAATTGTTGAGGATTAGCATATTGCCTTAAACCATAAATAGTACCCGAAGGAAGAGTAACAGCGGTTGAGACTTGACCAGAATCATAAATAGGAATTCCAGATAAAGTCATTCCTCCAAAAACAACAGTAGTTCCTGTTAAATTTGGGACGATAAGGTTCTGAGTACGAATAGTTTGACCTGAAATTGTTCCATTAACAGTAACATTAGAATTGCTAGTTAATCCGCTTTGAAATACAACTGGTCCACTACCAGTCATTCCATTGGTAAATACTAATCCACTAGTAAATGTAGCTAAAGCATTAAAAATCTCAGGAAGACTATGATTGTTAATTCCCGTATTACTAGACAAACCAAGGACGCCTTGGATAAAAGAGAGTAATTCTCCACTATTTATCTGCGCTACCTTAATTTGATTAATATTAGACATTTAAGACTTTACTTCCTTTACTTAAGTTATCCTTTTTCCATAAAGGTTGAAGATTGGTATAATGAAAGCATTTTACTTGTTCTTCCGGTTTAGATAAATCGAAAGCCGCGCATGGAATAATATGGTCTATATGCCAGCTACCATAGTTATCCCAGTTCATACCTTCAGAAAACTTTGATTCAAGATATTTTTTAAAGTTTATAAAACAACAACCCAATAATTGTTCTGTATGTTTAATTTTATTTTTCCCTTTAAGAGATGCTCTTATTCTTACGCGGCAAGCTACTGCCAATCGGTTTTGCGGGATTTGATACCATAACTTTCTTCTCTCTTTTTTACGAAGTAATTTTTCTTGTTTAGAAAGTAGTTGTTTAACGTTTGGAACAATTGTTTTAGGTAGTTTTTTAAGTTTGAATTTTTTAACTTTAGCTCTTACATTTGTAAGAGGTTTATTTAAATGATTAGCGCAATGTTTAAGTCCATAGAGAGGATAGGACTTTTTTAGAAAATGAATTTCTTCTTGACTCCAAAATTCTCTTTTCAAACCAATTTTGTATGCTTTAGTTTTAATAGCAACCGGACTTTTATTAAATAACTTAGAACAAAAAATTATCCCTTTTGTAGGGTAATTTATTTTCAGTAATTTTACTTTTTCTTCAGTCCAAAACATATTTAAAATATTACACTTCTTTACTAAGTTTGAATAAAAAATGGGGTGAATGTAGCTGTCTCTACAGGCTTGGTTTCTAACATTTCGTAATAAGTTTTAACAGCCCAAGCCCCCAATAAAAAGGCTGTATAATTATCTTTTCGGGCTCTTTTTTCTGTATTATCTCTTTGTAAGTGCTGAGGTAAATCAAAACTCTGTGTTCCTTTGGCTGTAGTACTTAATTCAATTAAAGCGCATTGTTTCTTCGTTTGATATATTAAATCATCTTGGAATTCAGCTAATTCTCCAGCATTTTCAAAAGGAATTAGATTTTTATCTATGTGAGTATTAATAGCCCTATCAAAAGACGTTCCATGAGCGCGAATATTAGATGCAAACCATATTCTTTTATAATCGATACATGCTTGAAGATATTGATTAGCTCGACGAATGAATTCAACCGAAAAGACCTGTCTAAAACAAATTCTTCCTTCGTTTTTGTCCCACTTAGCTTTCATTGCTTTTAAAGCTCTATCATATTCAACGCCTTCCAGAGTTGTGTCTATATCAAGAAACTCTAGTTTCTTTTTTTTACTTTGGAAAAGTGCGCTTTCATTAGCCGCATCTATAAAAGCAAAATCGGCGTTATCAATAATAATTAATTCAATATCAAAATGAGTTAATAAATAATATAAATACCTTACATGTCTTTTCAAATCTCCTCCCGCAGCACTATAACCATGAACTAAGGTTCCATCTTTTTTGTCATCATCTAATTCTAATAAAGCCATCGCAAAAAAGTCAGAAGTTTTTGATTTAGAATAATTAGGGTCTAAAGCTAATACATATTTTTTACCAGAACGACCAGAAATTAAAGTAGTAGGTTCTGAGCCATCTTTAAGAGTGCATTCGTTCATTTTTTTAGCCGAAAAATAACCATCTGATTCATCTACAAACTGAGCACAATGTTCTCTTTGAAAGGCCGCTTTTGAACTACCTCCATTTTTAGCTTCTTCAATTACTCCTTGGTCAACCATATGAGTTGGCAAAGCCTCATACGATAACTGAGAAACAAAATAAGTAAGACCATCTTTATCTGGTTCTTCACTATAGATTTTATTTACCCATTCTTGATATGTTTGGTATAAGTTTTCAAAAGTGAAACTAGCTGAAGACAAAGCAATCATTTTAGAATCATTTCC